CGCGGTACGCACCGTAGGCTCATCACGCCATGCAATAGCCAACATTCTAAAGGCATCTGCCGGGTGCGAACACCAATTATGCTTAGGCGTTGCCCTAAATGCCTTTTTATCTTCGTCATATTCACGTTCGTACTGGCGAAGGGCCTCAATACCCTCCATGCACTTGCGTTCATCAAACCAGCAACGTGATAACATTTGTCGAACGGCTTGGATACCGTCTTGAACCGACAAATCAGGCACAATTCGCAGGTTTTGTACCCCTAAATACTCACCAAGTTGCTCAATTATCGATTTACCCTGTGCCGCAAGCGTTTTAGCCCGCGCATCATGGGGCAAATAATGCGTTCCGTAATGGTAGGGCTTTTGCGTGATGACCTTAGCCAGCTCTTGTATGCCAGCACCAGACACAGCATGATAATCAATGATATGAATTTCGCCAGAAATAACCTGATACCACCAAATTGCTGTGTCATCGCGGTACCCCAGGTCCCATGCCGTATGCGTTGGTAGGCTAGGATCGTATGCAACCTCGGTAACGCGCTTTTCTTCGGTCGCGATACGCATTTCGATACCATAAAACGCACCAAGGATGGCCGCTTCGAAGCTGCACTCGTATTCCTGCATATATTGGTCTTCGGAAATCTGGGCCTTAACAGCGTTTATTTCGCTCATGGGCAAAATATTGCTTTCCGTAGCCGTCAATCTCAAACAAAACCATTCCTCAGGATTCATCCTGGCGGTTTGGAAAATATCCCAAAATTGGTTCTTGCCTTTTGGCGTACCACCAAAAACCGCCCAGCCCTGTTTGTCCGACAATGTAGGGCGAATGACGGAACCCCATACGGAGGGCCGGAAGTCCCCGTATTCGTCCATATAAATGCCATCAAAACCAAGACCGCGCATAGCATCAGCGTTATCCGCGCCGAAAAGCCTGATCTTGGCCCCATTGATAAGTTCAATTGTGAGTTCTGCTTCATTGGCCGATTTCATGATCGGAGCGCAAAACCGTTTAAAATAATCCCAAGCCACAGATTTAGCCTGGCTTCTAAACGGCGCGATATACCCAAACAGCGGATTAGGCGACCTGCATGTTACCGCCGCCCTAATAATATCATTTACCGCCGATACGGTCTTGCCTGCACGGCGATGGGCAACGAGACAAGCCCAGCGTTGAGTCCTGTTGTGAAACGGCTTGAACGATTCACGGGGCGCGTAACTGAGTCTTATTTCTCGTTGGACCACGTAATCACCAATTCAACCGGACCCTCATCCGCGCCCGTAACCTCGGTACGCGAAAGCTTGGGCACATGATATTCAATCAAGTCCGCGAAACATTGAAAAGCAGCGCGGGGACCGTCACGGTCATGCACCTCATCAAGCCAGCCTTGAAGCCGCTCGGTGTTGCCTTCAATGAAGATAGCCAGGGCTTCACGCGCATTTGCGGTCGCCTTGCCTACAGCGCCCTTTGGCCTGCCACGAGGAACGCGGTCGCCCTCTTTAGCTTCTGCCTTGGACTTGAACGTCGTTTGGTTCTTGCCGCCCATGTTACTTACCCTTGGGTTTGGTTTCGGATTCTAGATCGTCCATCGCCTTGGACAATTTATTGCGGCGCGTATCGGCCTTATTAAATTCCTTGGCGACTTCCATTGGAACGCCAGTCTTCTTGGCAAACTCTGGACTATGGGCCGCAGCAGCCATTAGGCGCGCTTGCTTGGGGGAATGGCTTGGCATGGTGGCCCTTTCTGATGATTTTGCAAGAATAAGGCTTGGCATCGTCTATGTCAACAAAAGCGGGGCCGGACGGAGATCAACTCGACGCCCGACCCCTAGTTGAGGAGACCACCACACAGGTGCGTATATATATATTTATTACGGAAAAGCAAGAACCGTTTTTTGCGTCCCATTTGTACGGGTGACCTATGTACATACACGACCCCCCCCCACCGGGTTCGATGCCGGGTGGGGTGTTACGTTATAACATAACAGGCACCTGGTCGCATGGTCACGCGCCACGGCTTCGCGCCTCATGCTATGCCCATATGCCAATGGCCACGCTCTCGCCCGTCACGCGTCAACGTGAGGCCTCGGCGATAGGGGCAGGCGGGTAGCCATGATACATCGCGGCCCCCATGTTTTATGGGCGCATGGGTATGCTGGGGGGTGAGTGGCTTAGGTCTATTGTGTGTCTAATGTTTTCCTGTATGTCTATAAATGTGCAATGGTGCACCATAGGGAACCTATATAATGGAAATACAAACCGGACACGCCATGCCTCCTATCGGGGTAGGCCGCAGACAGAACCCTGAAACTAAAGCCTTGCTATCGCTAAAGGAGGGCGAAAGCTTATTGTTGCCCATGAGAAAGCCTAATAGCCGAGGAGGCTGGGCGCACCTAAACAAGATAGCCAATAGCCGAGGGCTTAAAATGATACAGAGGCGCGAGGGAGACTTTATACGTTTCTGGATCACCCCGGCATAATCCCCCAGCCCCAGCGTCAAACCTGGGGCTTTTTCATACCTCAAAACAAGCCGCCGTGTGCTTCACTCAGGGGTACAAGTACCCCCTGAGGGAAGTGAAGCAATCATGGAAATGCTTCAAAACCTGCTACAAAATGCTACATTTAGGATCGGTAGGATCAGATAGCCCAGCCATAGCGTGCAAGGCGTGCTTCACTTTCATCAGAGGTTGTGAAGCAAATCATGATGGTTTTTGCGGCCGTTTTTGTGCGCGAAATGCTACTAATCCCTCCTAAAAACATGACAACTCTCTCATATTTCTTGCCATTGAAAAAATCTTACATTATTTGATTGACACCAACGCAAGCGCTCCCTACTAATGGGGACAACAGCAACGCAACCACTCACACAAGGACACACACCATGATCACTATCGAAAAAGTCCAAGAGCGTTACGGCTTCGATTATTACGTTTATCAGGGCGTTAAGCTTGTGCGCGTTTGCCCATCCTATGAAATGGCGCGCACCATTGCCGCTACCCTTATCAATCAATAACCACAAACACAGGACACAATCACATGACCGCATATACTTCAGGCGAATGGCGCTTAAACGCTGGAAACGAAACCGAGATAATGGCTGGCAAGCGCAATGTTGCCCGCGCACATTGTGGCGGTATGAATGGCATTAGTTTGATAGAGGCGGAAGCCAACGCCCGCCTAATCGTCGCCGCTCCCGACTTGTTAAACGCGGCGCAAGCTATGGCCGATAGCTTTGCCGATTGCGTCAAGACAGAGCTTGCGCTGTCAGAGTTTCCCGCCCTTGCGGCCCTTGTTGCCGCTATTGCTAAGGCTAAGGGGCAATAGCATGAGCGCCGCAACCATCAAGGACGCTATCCTATTCACGTTTTGGACCGTTGTTTGGGCCGTCATCCTTATAGCCCCTTGGCTATTGTTCTAACCACCAACTCGAAAGGCAACCACAATGACTTTATATACATCTGATTATCTAATGGGCATTAGCGAAGGGCGTGAAATGTTGCGCCGTTGCGGCCCCGGCATTGCCCGCGCTGAATTTGACAATCTTACGCGTACAATCCGCTTATTCGATTCATCAAGCCCTGTTGGCCAATTGCTTCGCGGCCAACGCGACTTTTGGCGCAACCAGATCAAGGCGGGAAAGGCATGAATCGCGACGCAATCCTTGACCATGCCAAGCTTCTAATTAACGGCCCAAGGGCCAATGATTACGGGGACGCTGAATTGAATTTTACGCACATTGCCCAAGGCTGGCAGATCATCCTAGGCAGCCAATACCATATCAGCGCGGCCCAGGTCGCCTTATGCCTCGATTGGCTTAAGACCTGCCGCCTAGTCAAGACCCCGGAGCATCTGGATAGCTACGCTGACAAGCTTGGCTATACCGCCCTAGCCGCCGAGATAGCCACGAAAGGACAGAACAATGAGCTTTGATACATATCCAGACGCTCAGCCGCTAGACCCAGAGGAATACGCGGAATTGAACGCTGACGATAACTGGAAACACCTAATAACCGAGATTGACGGTAAATTTTACAATGATGAGGACCTTTATCATTGTGAAGAATGCGAGGCACCGTTTCCAGAACGCGCCTTACTGGACGACCTTAGCCATTGCGATCTTTGCGCCCAAGATATTGCGGAAACTGATCGTCATATCAGACAGGAATCCTGGTAATGCATAAACCTAAAATCATTCCTATTTGCTCGCCATGCCCAAAGCCTATGCCATTTGTCCAAGGCTTGCTTATCGCGGCCCAGATCGGGGTCGGCCTAGGCATTGGCGCGGGCTTGGCCTTGTCGATGGTATGGCTATTTATCGAGGGTTGGCGCTATGCATGACAAGCCACCACGTGATTATAAACAGACCGCAAGCCGCAAGCGCGGGGACGATCACGCCCACGCCAAATTGACCGAGGACCAGGTTCGACATATCCGGGCCTCATATGTACCAGATAGCCATTCAAAGGGCTTCAACGCCTTTGCCAGACGCTATGGCGTCGGCCATAAAACAATCAGACAAGCCTATCTAGGCGAAACATGGGGACACGTGAAATGACCGACGATGTAAAAGAAGAAATACAAGAAATTGTTACGGAACTAGAGGAAATGATCGAAGGCTACGAACGCCAGCTTTACGCCTTGGCGATGGAAGGCTTGATTATGACGGCGCTCAATGACGCCAAGATTGGCCTACTTATGAAAGCCTTAGCAACCATCCAAGAAATCACGGACGATACCGACATTCACGATATTGCGGTTAGCGCCGTTAATGCGGTCAAGACCGTTCAATACGAACCGCCAGCTAAGGAGCAAATAAATTGATCGAGACCCCGAACATGCCAGGCGAGACCCACCAAACCATGCTGAGGCGCGGCGCTAGCAATGGCCTAGGACTTCAAGCTTACGAGGTCGCGTACAAATCTAGGTACAAAACTAAATTAGTTCTGTCCTGGATTGCCGCATTAACATCAATATTTTTATCGGTTGCGTTGATATGGTCAAACTAGTATGCCGATGCGGCGCTAGGCTACCGCCCGGCCACCCAACAAAGACAGACAATCGCGGCCAGCCTTACGATTGCGCCGCCTGCAAACCGAGGAATCAATGAACAATCTTGAAAATATAATTCTTTATTTTTGTGCTTTTGCAAATGGGATCGGCGTAGGCATTTTAATCGGACGGTGGAAAAAATGACACGCGAAGAAGAAGCCAAGCAAGACCTATACCGCGAAACGCGCCGCCTATGGGCTATCGCCACGGGCAAGCCATACCTGGAGGATGGCGGCGTAAGGGGCGGAAGATCAGGCGATGCAGCGCCACGCGTCGCGGCCACGGATAAAGATGGGAGTAATTTCTGATGATTGATCAAACCACACAAGACCGTATCCAATTCCTGCGCGACCGCGAAACAATTTGTTGGGGCATGTCCGAGGTTTTCTTATCGTCCAAGGACGCTTACGGGCTTCACGACATGAGCGTTGAAATCCAAGGTCTCCAATGGGCTATCCGCGAATTGGAGTACCTGAAGTGATAAACGAAAACGTATCATTCCAAACCGTCGAATATATGCAGCAACGGATTGAGGAATTATCCGCAGAAAATTTACAGTTAAAAATAGACGCCGCATCCGTTGCAGCCGACGAACGAGCCAAGATCGTGGCTCGGCTGCGGTATTGGTTTATAGATACTGCCGCCAACGCCATCGAAGCAGGGGAGCATCTAAAATGACTGACCTACCAGGCACACCGGAACACTTCGCGGCCATAGGGGCCAAAGGCGGCGCTACCAAAGGCGCAACGAAAAGCCGGGGCGATAGCGCATATTATGCCGCCTTGGTCGCTAAGCGTAAGAACAAGCGCGGCGGCAATAGCAAGCCATTGGAGACGGTATGACAGACGATTTTTGGACGCAAGAGCGAACTGACCAAATGGTCAGGTTGTACCAAGAGGGCCACAGCGCCCTTGAAATATCAAAACTCATCGGTGCGCCCACCCGCAACATGATTTGCGGCAAACTTCATCGGATGAAAAAGCAAGGCGCTATCAATACAATAAACAGGGTTTATAAGCCCGCCTTTGTGAAGCCAAAGGTTAAGTTGTGGAAAGCACCAAAGGCCCAAGCTATCAAGCCCAAGCCTATCTCTAAACAGGAGGTTGTTGCATTGTTTGTTAGTTCAGAACCACGCGGCCAGCACTCGGCCACCTTAATAAGGATCAGACCAAATGGCTGTAGATACATTGCGGATAGCCTTCCCTCTGGTGATATGGATCAGGCCATCATGTGCGGTGACACAAAAATCGAAGGGTCGGCTTATTGCGCTCACCACAAAAAACTTTGCTATAGCGACCTGACCCCGGCTGATTACAAGCGTAAAAATCTATCGCTTAACCGGGGCGTTATGTGGAAAGTCAACCAAGGCAGGGCCACGAAGGCGGGTTAATCAACCCGCCCCCATACTCCTATCCCAAAGCTACGAATCATTCCGGCCCGGTGCAACTTATCAAGGGAACGTTTTACCCCTTGGTAAATTGTCCGGTCGGTTTCGTTTGACCCCTTGCCAGCCTCGTCCCGAATATCTTTTTCCGTAACCTGGCGCTTGTCAGGCATCATTTTAAGAATCATCGAATCATATTTGCTGGCCTTGAACGACTTAGGCCCGCCGCCAGCCTCATCATGCGCCGCGACCAATGACGATATTTCGTCCCCGTCGCTATCCTCGCCCAACACAAGCCGGGTCATATTGAAAAACAGGTCGTCTACCTTGTCGCCGTCCTTCATCTTATGGACGCCCACCTTGGCCCGCGACGCCTCTGGATCGGGCTTAAACACGCCTAAGATAAAGTCCAAGTTAGCGGTAATGGCGGATGAACCACGAGGACGCTCTGCCGCACTATGGCCTGTATGGTGAATGACGATAACCGTGCAATTAAACGCCGCCCTGATCTCGCTGTTGATCATTCTGAGATACGTCCCAATATCACTAGATGAGTTCTCATCTCCGCTGAATGTCTGGGACAGGGTGTCGATGATCACCACGCTAGGCCGTTGGGGGAACTTGGCAATGGCCGCTTTCAAATGCGCCATTTCATCTTGCGCCGTTAAAAGAAAGGGC